AAAAAGGGGTCCCACTGCTTTAGACTATATTGCTTGATTTAAACATCCATACAGGATAAAAATCGTTTTGACACCCATAAGAGACACTTATGCAAAATATTAAAAAAATTTTAGTAAAAGATTTAGATAACCTTCCCCCTGATACCAGACGAGAATTAAAACGATACCTGGTGCAGTTAGATCTAAAACAAAAACATAATAGAATTAAGACAGATTTTTTAACTTTTGTAAAACACATGTGGCCTGATTTTATAGAAGGGTACCATCATAAAATTATTGCAGAAAAATTTAATAAATTAAGAACTGGAGAAATTAAGAGGCTCATTGTGAATATGCCACCAAGACATACTAAATCTGAGTTTGCATCTTTTCTACTTCCTGCGTGGATGATAGGGGGTCAACCCAAATTAAAAATTATTCAAGCAACTCACACAGCTGAACTTGCTGTGAGGTTTGGTCGTAAGGCTAAACACTTAATGGATAGTGAAGAGTACAAAGAAGTTTTTCCGACTAGACTTATGGAAGATAGCAAAGCCGCTGGTCGCTGGGAAACAGAACAAGGCGGCGAGTATTTCGCAGTTGGTGTTGAAGGTGCTGTAACCGGAAGGGGTGCGGATCTATTAATTATTGATGACCCTCACTCTGAGCAAGATGCTATGTCGAAGAAAGCATTAGACCGAGCTTATGAATGGTACACAGCTGGACCACGACAAAGACTTCAGCCGGGTGGAAGAATAGTTCTTGTTATGACAAGATGGAATAAAGGAGACCTAACTGGACTCTTACAAAAAGCACAAAGTGAACCTAAAGCTGATCAATGGGAAGTAGTAGAGTTCCCGGCGATTATGCCATCAGGTAAACCCGTGTGGCCAGAATATTGGGACATTGAACAATTAGAATCAGTTAAAGCTTCTGTTGCATTACCTAAATGGAATGCTCAGTATATGCAGAACCCGACTTCTGAAGAAGGCGCTTTAATTAAACGAGAATGGTGGCGCAAGTGGCCAGAGACTAGAGGCATCCCACATTGTGACTATGTCATACAATCTTATGATACAGCTTATCTTAAAAAAGAAACTGCTGACTTTAGTGCCATTACCACGTGGGGAGTTTTTCGTGAAAACGAAGATTCTAAACCTAATTTAATTTTACTGGATGCAGTTAAACAAAGATTCGAGTTTCCTGATTTAAGAAGAGAGGCACTAAAATTATATAAATACTGGGAGCCTGAGATAGTTTTAGTTGAAGCTAAGGCTGCTGGACTTCCTCTAATATACGAATTAAGAAATATGGGTATTCCTGTTATTTCATTTACACCTAGCCGTGGAAATGATAAACATAGTAGAGTAAATTCAGTATCGCCTATGTTTGAGGCCGGACAAATCTGGGCCCCTACACATCTGCAATTTGCACAAGAAGTCATGGAGGAATGCGCAGCATTTCCCTTTGGCGAACATGATGACCTTGTAGATAGTACAACTCAGGCGGTAATGAGGTTTTAGACAAGGTGGATTGTTAGGTCACCCTGAAGATTACAAAGACACCCCTAGACCAATTGAACCGAAGGAATATTATTAGACTATGAGTAAAGCAATAATGGAAATTTTTAAAATGACTTCTAAGTTAGGTATTAAACCTAAAGACGTTATAGGTATGGGTGGAGATATTGTAAAAATGGGTAAGAGTTTATTCAATACAAAAGTAAATCCAAAATTATTAGAATATGTAAATAAGAAAGGTGAACTTCCAGGAAAGATTATAGAAGATATTAAAATCCATATGAGAACCTTGAAGAATGCTTCTGACAACCANATAGAATTATTTAGATTAAATCTAAAAGATATTTTCAATGCAAAGTTTCCACCGCCGCCAGTTTCTAGTGTCAAGCAACCAGCGACTAGCGTCAAGGATGCAGCTGACGCTTTTAAAGGATGGAAACCTACAGTTATCAAAGGTGGTAAAGAACCTTTAGCAACAGGTGGTATGGCTAACCAAAACGCAGAATTAAACCAGCTTCCAGAATACTACTTGCCTATGGCAGATGGCGGTATAGCTAATCACTTCAGGAAAAAATAATGTACACACCTTGGTGGCAAAGAATAAGTAAGCCTACGCTCGCTGAGCGTTTTGAGTTACAGAGATTTAGAAAGGCTGAAGGGGGAAGGATTGGTCAATTAGTAACACCATCTGTTGATGGATCGAGACCTGGATATAGTGGAGTTTATAAAAGACAAGATAAACCTGGACATCAACCTAAATGGAGAGTTCAGGGTGAAAGAAGTGGAGTTAATATAGGTAAATGGTTAACGAGTCAAGGAATAGCAACCACATATACAGATAAAAAAGCAGCTGACAAAGCTTATCAAAAATTTTTAAAAGCTCATCCTGAAACTAAGGGAGAAAAGACTAAAGCTAAATGGATGACAGAAGGAGAAGCATTAGCAAAAAAATATAACACTATAGTTCAAAAAGATTTTAAAGCAGGAGACATGTCAAAAACACCTCAATGGGCAACTTTTTTAAAAAATCAAGAATTAAAAAATGCAGGTGTAGACCATTATAAATCAAACCGTGTNAATGTTGGTGCAATAGATGTTTCACCACTGAAAATACAATTAGTTGATTCATTAATTAAGGAGGCTAATAAAAAATTAAAACATACTGACTGGATGGATATTCAAAAAAAGGTATCTCCTATGACAGAGATAAACACTACTCAGTGGAGAGAATATATTGATAAATTAGATACAAGAACTCAAAAAGTAAATAAAGCTTTTGATCATTTATTAAAGAATGATGTTGCATTAAAGGTTCCTAAAAAATTTAAGTAAAACTATGGAACAGGGAGGAAGTCTTTTAAGAAAAGTTATATCTGACGTTACTGGAGTTAACAGTAATAAAATAATAAGAAACGGATTAGATAGTAATAAAAANTATATAGATAAAATAGAACAAATAAAATTTGCTAATCAAGGTAATTTATGGAGTCAGGGAGAAGGCAGAACTTTAAATCAAATTTTAAATGATGCAGCTTATAGAATGTCAGGAAATATCTCTTGGTCATCTGACATAGAAAAATTAGCAGGCAGACCGAATAAAAATGCTTTTGATTACGCTTTAAGACATTTCAACTATCATGGAAAAAATAAAACAGGTAAAAGCCAAATTCAGTTTTATTATAAAGGCGATACTGAAATGAAAGACCCTATTCAATGGGATGAAATTGAATGGGATAATAAAGGTGGTAAAAAATTAAAAACTACTGAAGTTTTCTTTGTAGATTCTACTGATCGAAACAAAACTCAATGGACTACTGAAAAAATAGATTCAGATCATAAAAATTGGAAAGATAAAAAACCAACAAGTGGCTTATTTGATGAACTTTATCAAGCAAGAAATGTTTACGATGATTTATTAAATACACTAGTTACTGATCCCCGTAATCCTAAAGGTGAAAAAGTTAAATTTGGTAAAATAATGAAAGAAGTTTATAATATAGGCTATGATGACTTGGGGAATGTCTTTGGTATTGATCATGGAGATGGAGTAGCTAAAAAACCTTGGAAGAATCTTAGAATTGCAGAAGCAAGAATTAATCAAGCACTTTATAATATCACAAGAAAAAAAGGAATTAGTGAAAGTGACAGAAAAAAAATTATTAATAAATTAAATCAATCAGTTTATAAACCTTATGCTAAAGATGTTATTCCTAAAATTATAGCAGACCAAAAACGTGTAATTTCTGATGTTTTAGTAAAAGGTAAAAAACAAGACAAATCAGTTATTGATAAATTATTTAAAAATGCTGGAATAACGTTGTCCGAAAATCAAAAAGTAAAAGCTCAAAGTTTTTTAAGAAACGCTATGAATAAGGGACAGAATATTTTTAAATTTGTACCTAATAAAGTGGTTAGAAAAGGTGGAGGCGCTGCTCTTGCTGTATTAGATTATTCTTTATTTCATCATTTATTTGGGGTGCCTCAAACAGAAGCACTTATTGCAGCTGGGGGATGGTTAACTAAAAATGATGTATTAGGAAAACAGATTTTAGGTACTTCACAAATGGCTGGAATAATGGAAGAAGATAACCCTACAAATTTAAGTGAGTTGGTTGGATTACCTAGACCTTATGAAGAAGATGATAAAGTAGGAACTGACCGTTTAACAGAAATGGATGAAATGATGAAAGTTCCAGAAAAAAAAGAACCAGCCGCAACTGGTGTAGAAAAATACCTACAGATTACTAATCAATGAAAAACCCGACTTTAGTTAAAAACATGCAACATGTTAAATGGAAAGCAATACCCCCATTAAAGGGCCCTGATCCTAGAGGCTTGATTAAAGATAAAAAACAAGATAAACCTATAATTTTGGAGAAAACAAATGGCAGAAATAGATAAGGGCTTACCTAACGTAAGACAAAGTGTAACAATTCCTTCACAACAACAGGAAACAGAAGTTATTGCAGAAATGCAAGAATCTATGCCGTCACCGGAGAATACGGAGATAGCAGAGAATGAAGATGGATCAGTAGACGTAACGTTTGATCCACAAGCAATGGCTCCTGAACAAGGTAGATGATCATTACGGTAACCTGGCAAACTTATTGCCAGATTCTATTTTAGATCCTTTAGGGTCCGAGCTTTATGCAAATTATACGGACTACAAAGAATCTAGAAGAGAATGGGAAAGATCTTATACTCAAGGTTTAGACCTTTTAGGTTTTCAATTTGAGCAAAGAACAAGACCGTTCCAAGGAGCATCGGGTGCAACTCACCCAGTATTAGCTGAAGCAGTAACTCAATTTCAAGCGCAAGCTTATAAAGAATTACTACCAGCAGATGGTCCAGTTAGAACTCAAGTGTTAGGCACGCCTTCACGAGAGAAACAAGATCAGTCTGTTCGAGTTAAAAATTTTATGAACTATCAATTGATGGATGTCATGAAAGAATTCGAACCTGAATTTGATCAAATGTTGTTTTACTTGCCTTTAGCAGGTTCAACATTTAAAAAAGTTTATTANGACGATTTAATGGGACGAGCTGTATCAAAGTTCGTCACAGCAGATGACTTAGTGGTTCCGTACTCAGCTACCTCATTAGAAGATGCGGAAGCCATATGTCATGTAATTAAAATGTCAGGTAATGATCTTCGTAAGCAACAGGTTGGAGGATTCTATAGAGATATAGAATTAGGCAAACCTTATGACGAAGAAACAGAGCTTAAGAAAAAAGAAAGAGAACTAGAAGGAACAAGAGCATCAGGTTATCAAAGGAACAACCCGATTTATACTTTGATAGAATGTCATGTTAATCTAGATCTCGACGGCTTTGAAGACAGAGGGGAAGATGGAGCCCCTACTGAAATTAAAATTCCATACATTGTAACAATTGACAATGGTACGCGAAAAGTATTATCTATTAGAAGAAACTATAGAGTAGATGATCCCAAAAAAGAAAAAATCCAATACTTTGTCCACTTTAAATTTCTGCCAGGACTAGGTTTTTACGGATTTGGATTAATCCATATGATTGGTGGTCTAACAAGAGCGGCAACGTCTGCTCTTCGTCAATTATTAGATGCAGGTACGTTATCGAATCTGCCATCAGGATTTAAACAGAGGGGTATCCGAGTTAG